GCATTCACGGCACCGATGCTGAAATCCGGCAGGTCGGTGATGCCCTTTCCGCAGCGGAGGCCTGACATGGACCGCTTCCCCTACGACGACGAGGCAAGCGAAGACAAGATCTGCCAGTTGATCGACGCGCGTATCCAAGCCATCAAGCACGACATCCGCATCAACCGCGTATCGACCATCGAGGCAGTTCTGGAGCGCCTGGATCTGGGCGACTTCGAAGGCGATGCGGCCGACGTCCTGCGCCAAGCCGTGGTCGGCCATTCCGCTGCGGTGGGCGTGGATCACGCGGCAGCCGTTGAACTGGCGATCTTTCAGGAAGCCGAGGTGCTGGCCGAGAAGGACGTGGATGACATGGAGCGGTACCGGGTCGAGGAATCACTTTCCGAGCGCGCGATGCGCTGGCTGTGGGATCGAGGAGTGCTGGCATGAACTGCCCTCATTGCAACGACACCGGCAGCCTGTCGAAGGACATCGGAGGTCACCTTGACTGCAGCTACTGCCTCGCTGCTCAGCAGCGCACCGCACTGGAAGCGTGGTACCGCGCCGTGCGTAACCAGTACGACGTGATCGACCTGCTGTGGCTGGCATTCCAGCGCGGCGTCGACGAAGTCAGCGTCACTCAATAAACCAACCGCCGGCGGCGCCGGCCAGATAGGAGCAGTGATGAGATCAGCAACCGGCGGCCCAGCATTCCCAGTGCCCGGCCTGCAGCACGACGAAGACTTCAACGGTATGTCGCTGCGCGACTACTTCGCGGCGAAGGCGATGCAGGCCCTTATGGATCAGGGTATCGGCGCAACCGCACGAGCTGCAGCTGCGCACAGAGAGGCGGACGCCATGCTGGCGGAGCGTGCCAAATGAAACCAATAACCCTGGTCGTCGTCGGACGCATGCTTGTTGCGATCGCCTGCGCACTCTCTGCCAGCCATCTTGCGTATGAGGGAAAACCCGGATGGGGATGGTTCCTCTTCGCCGCTACTTGGCTGGGCGCGATCGTCGCGACCGAAAAGACCGGCGACAAGGTCGAGGAAACGCCATGATCGCCGCCCGCATCGCTCGCCGCCTGGTGCGCAAGATCATCAAGCCGGCCGCCCTACTCTGGACCAAGCACCAGCTGATCCAAGCCGAGAAGCGCGCAGAACACTTCATGAACATGCGCAGCCAGATCGTGCCGATGGAACTGTACGAACGCAACCGCGCCGTGAAGTTGACCGCACGCCGCAACCAAATCCAGAACTGGTAGCACCACATCAACGAGGAGAACGTCATGGACCGCCATACGCACCAAGTCATTCGCAACACGGAAGCTGAACTGTTCGCCGCCAAGGTCAAGCTTGCCGGCCTGACGATCTTGGGCATTGTCTCCGCCGCAGTCATCGCGGTTACGGGGCTTCCAGCCTGATCCGAGTTGCACGTCTTCGCGTAAGCCTATCAACATAATTCAGGAGGAAACAGTGAACGCACCGGTTCAAAACGCCCTGGCCGTCCGTCAGGATTTAGGTGGGCCCGGCGGATCGCTGGCAATGCTGGAAGAGGAACTTATCGACGTCCTGCAATCGAGCCTGTACCCGGGCGCAGCGATGGGCAGCATCAAACTGGTAATCGGCTACTGCCGTGCGGCCGGCCTCGATCCCATGCAAAAGCCGGTGCACATCGTGCCGATGTGGGACAAACACAGTAAGTCGATGCGCGACGTCATCATGCCAGGCATTGGGCTGTATCGCACCCAGGCAGCACGCAGCGGCGCACTCGCCGGCATCGGCGAGCCGGAATACGGTCCGATGATCGACCTCACCCTGAGCGGGGTCAGCCTGCGCGTTCCTGAGTGGTGCCGCGTCGTCGTAAAGCGCTTGATGCCAAACGGCGCCATCGCGGAATTCTTCGCGAAAGAGTATTGGATCGAGAACTACGCCACCGCAGGCAAGGATACCGAAGCACCAAACACAATGTGGAAGAAGCGCTCGATGGGCCAGCTTGGCAAGTGTGCCGAAGCCCAGGCTCTGCGCAAGGCATTCCCCGAAATGACCGGCGGCGCTCCCACGGCCGACGAGATGGAAGGCAGGACGTTCGAGGTCGCCGAGGTCGATATCACGCCCAAGGCGCAGACGCCGGCGCAGCAAAAGGTCACAGCCACGCTGCCCGAATGTACCGCTGAGAAATTCGCCGAGAACCAAGCGGCGTGGCGCGCCCTGATCACCTCCGGCAAGAAGACTTCGGCCGCACTAATCGCCATGCTCAGCACGAAGACGACACTGTCCGAAGAACAGAAGCTCACGATCGATTCGTGGGCGCACGAGAACGAATAAGGAGCCGCCATGCAAATCCATGATCTGATCCAAGGCACGCCCGAATGGAAAGCTCACCGCGCGTCGTACCGCAATGCCAGCGACGCGCCAGCCATGATCGGCGTGTCGCCATACAAGACGCGATCCGAGTTGATCTGCGAATATGCGACCGGCGCCAGAAAAGAGGTTGACGCTTTCACGCAGCAGCGCTTCGATGACGGCCACCGTTACGAAACTTTGGCCCGCCCGCTCGCCGAAGCGATCATCGGCCAGGACTTGTATCCAGTCGTCGGATCGGAGGGCAAGTACTCAGCCAGCTTCGATGGCCTTACGCTAGCTGAGGATATCGCATTTGAGCATAAAACGCTCAACGACGATCTGCGCGCGGTCATGATACCGGAATGCACCGGCGCCGACTTGCCGATGATGTACCAGGTGCAGATGGAGCAGCAATGCATGGTATCCGGCGCCGGCCGCATCCTCTTCATGGCATCGAAGTGGGAAAACGACGAACTGATCGAGGAACGCCATTGCTGGTACGAGGCGAATGAAGCGCTGCGTGCTGACATCGTCGCAGGCTGGGCTCAGTTCGAAATTGACGTGGCGAACTACGAGCACGTTGAAGCTCTGCCGGTGCCCGTCGCGGCCGCAGTGCAGGACCTCCCTGCCCTTTCGATCCGCGTCGACGGCCAACTCACGCTGAACCACAACCTGGTCCTGTTCGGCGAGCGGCTGCAGTCGTTCATCGCCGACATCGACACGAACCCCAGCGACGACCAGGCCTTCGCCGATGCCGAACAGGCCATCAAGGTGATGGAGCGCGCCGAGAATGCGCTGGGCGCCGCCGAAGCATCCGCGCTGGGCCAGATTTCGACCGTCGACGAGATGGTACGCACGGTCGCGAGCTACAAGGAACTGGCCCGCAAGACGCGCCTGATGCTGGAGAAGGCCGTAAAGGCGCGCAAGGAAACGATCCGCGTCGAGATCCAGCAGGCCGCAAAGGACAAGGCCGCAGCCCACATCGCGGCGCTGAACGCGCGCCTCGGGAAGCCATATATGCCCGCCATCGCCGTCGACTTCGCCGGCGTGATGAAGGGCAAGAAGACCGTCACCAGCCTGCGCGACGCGGTCGACACCGAGCTGGCGCGCTTCAAGATCGAAGCGAACGCCGTCGCAGATCGCATCGGGTTCAACCTGGCCATGCTGCGCGAACTGGCCAGCGAGCATGCCTTCCTGTTCGCCGATACCGCTTCCATCGTGCTGAAGGGCGCTGACGATCTGATGGCTCTGATCAAGCTGCGGGTCGCCGACCACGAGAAGGCGGAAGCCGCGAAGGCAGAAGCTCTGCGCGCGCGGATCGCCGAGGAAGAGCGCGTCAAGGCCGAGCAGGCGGTAGCGGCAGCTGAGGATGTGCGCCGGAAACAGGAGGCAGCCCGAAACCAGGCAGAAGCGGATGCGCGCGCACGCCAAGATGCCGTGGCGCGCGAGCAGGCTCGGGGAGCTGAAGCCGTCCAGGTGCAAGTCGAACCGCAAATTATTCCGGAGCCGGCGCCGGCCGCCCAAGTGACGCCGATCGCCGCCGCGCGCCCGGCAGCAGAACTAGCGACGGCGCCGACGCTGCGACTCGGCCAGATCAACGAGCGCCTGGCACCCATTGCGCTGACCGTCGACGGCCTGATGCGTCTCGGCTTCGCGCCGGCGGCCACCGACAAGTCGGCCAAGCTGTATCA